CGCAGGAAACGCTCGAAATCTCTTTCAGTGGTGATCGATTTGACGTTCGTCACCTTTGCATCCGGCAACATCGGAAACGTCACAAGGCTGATCTCGAATAGGTCCACTTCCATCAGCTTGCGAACACGGCCATCACCCTCGGGGATGGCTTCCATTGTACGATAGCCGATAGACATGGAATCGATGGCCCCGGCGCGGAGAAGCGCCATTGCCTCGCGGCCTTTTTCTACTTCCTTGAGCAGACGGCCACGGACAAACAGGCCACGCTCGTCCTCGTAAATGTCATCCCAGACGCCAATGGGCTGGCTCATATCGTGCTGCCACAGCATCTTGACCTTACGAGAGCCGAGCGATTTTCGGAATGCGCCGCGTTCGACCACATCCATTCCCTGATCGACAACGCCGAAGACTGAGGCATAGCCCTCGAAGACGCCATCTTGATCCGGTTCGCGCTTGAGCGTGAGGGATACGTTCTTATGCTGGATCGGTTCGGACATGAACTTGTCGCCCTCTTCTCTGCGAACTATTGCGTTGGCCCATGACTTTCCAGGATCACCGCCCCAAAGCGCCCATGCGATGCGGCCAGCGGACGGATAGCCATCCTCGCCGGGCGAGAAGCCTTGGCCTTGCTTGTCCACCTCATGGCGGGCGAAGTAAGACACCATCCGCTTGACGGTATCGAGCGAAAGGTTGCGGCGATTCTTGATGTCACGAGCGCGGGCAACGCCGATCTCGGTGCCGCCACGATTGAACTCATCACGCCAATCAAGGCCGCGTGTGGCTTCTCGTGCCATTGCCTCGTTGGGAGAGAACCCATCGGCCTTGCCTTCCCATTTGGAAATGCAGACGGCATAACGCTGATCTTCATCGGGAAAATCAGACATTGCCTCCTCGTCGCTCATGCAACGGGAGATGAACTCGTCTTCGTTTTCGGTCGGGCCGGGGCTAGGCATGAGGGGAATATATCATTGCTTGATTGAAATCACAACATGGCCTCAAGGGCGGCTTCGTCTACGATGTAACCAACGGCGCAACGGCAGTTGATAACCTCATCGGCGGGGCCGGATGGATCGCCGGGAAAGGCTAGGTCAGAATCGCCCACGCGGAACGTATCGTCCATTCCGACAACCTGACCGTTTGCCTCGCGGTGCGTCTCTCGGGTGCGGTCATCGGCAGCGGACAGCCACTCGCGGGACAATGGCAAGCCGGTCTGCTTTGCGGCCTCCTGTGAGCCGTAATTGGCAGCGCCGTGCGTCTCGGTGCGGGCGATCACCTCGGCCCTGTAGGACGAAATCTGCGGCACCAGATCGAGGATGTATGACGCAGTGCCGCGTTGGCCCAAGCCGTCCTCGTATCCTTTCCGAACTGCCCGAATTATTTGATCGCGCGTGGTTTCAGTAACCTCTGTGATGCGGCGGCGAATCGCCTCTTGCTCAATAAAGCGCAACGCCCTGCGCGTCATGATCTGGGCGAAACTCTCTTTCGTCTCCAGCTTCAAGCCTCGCGCCTTGGCTTGCTCCATGATGCGAGAGCCGAACGTGGTGATCGAGGCAATTGCCATCTGGCGATAGGTCGCCTCGATGCGATCACGGAAGTCGCGCGGCAAGATGACGTTGCCGGTCTGCTCCCAATGCTCGACCATCTCACGCATGGCGGTTGCGATCTCACGCTGAAGACGGCCACGGAATTGAACCGTCAGCCTATCGAGCAATGCGCCTTGACGGCGCACCTCGCGGCGGGTGTTTGAATCAACCAGCCTTCGAGCCATAGGCCAGTGCTTTCACAAGATCGGGGCTGAGTGGTTCCGGTGCTGGTTCAGTTGCCATGCTCAAAGGAATTTCGGCGGAAGAAACGAATAGCACATCACCGCCATCGATTGGCCCATATCCCTTCAAGGCGCGGCGTTCGTTGATGGTGAGGTCTTGGCTTTGGTCAGCCATCTGCCACATAGAAAGCCGCTTCTCGGCAATGGCCGGGATGCTGTCGATGTCAGGCTTGATCTCGACACCGTAGATGGAGCCGAGCCAATTGTTCCAATCATTGACGATCATCTGGAGCAGCGGTAGCGCCGTATCTTCCCAGAACGCCAGACGGGCCTCGGCATAGTTGGAATAGGTGTTATCGCCAGGAATGCCGAGGAGCTGCGGCGGCACGCCGAAGGCTAGGGCAACGTCACGGGCAGAAGAGAACTTTGCTTCGATGATGCCCATGTCGGTCGGTGACAGGCCCATCTGCTGCCAGTCAAGACCACCTTCGAGAAGCATCGGACGACCGGCGTTGGACGAGCCGGAATATTGCTCTTCGATCTGGGCCTTGAGGCGGTTGAAGTTCTCATCCGATAGCGTGCCGGAATCCTTGACGGTCAATGCACCGGAAGGCCGAGCCGAGTTCTGGAGCAAGGCTTGCATCCAGTTCATGGCTTCGTTGTTCTGATCGATGGCGTAGGAACCCGCCTCGATTGGACTCATGCCGTACCAATCGTTCAGCGGGTTGAACAGCTTCAAGTGCCGCACATCGCAGGTGAGGGTGCGCGGGTCCATCTCCCACCGCACCTTGTTCTGGCCGAGCGTGTACTCGTATGCAGACGGGATGCCATTGGATGACGGAACGATCTTCATGCGGTCGGGTCGAAGCTGGTAAAGCTCCTTGACCTCGCGGCCCACCATGAACCGCTCTTCGTAGCCGTTGCCCGAGATCATCAGGAACGACACCTTGGCGCGAACGTAATCAGAATAGGATTGAAGCGGATTCGGGCGCTCGAGCAGGGTGATCAACGGGTGGTCGACCAGTTCCGTCTCGCCACGGTAGACGCCAAGATTGACGGATGCGATGGCATCAGCGATCCGGTTGATGGCCTGATATGCCACCACGTTCTTGCCATAGGCTTCTTTGGCGAAGCTCTCGTAATTGCGTGGCGACCATACGGCTTGGCCGGGATTGATCACCATTAGCTTGGCGGCAGCGGATTCCTTGCGCTCTTGCGGGCGGCGGAAACGGTCAAAAAGTCCCATCTAGAACCTCACAAGGCGCGAACCGCAGGAGCAGACTGCGGCGCGGTCATATCGGAAATTGCACTCATTGCGGCGTCTATCATATCATCATGCGTGCCGTTAGGAAAGACGGACGCCTCGGACATGAAATCGGCCAGGTGGTCAATATTGGACATGATGTAGACATTGCCCGATTGAACATAGGGCGCGGCATCGAAGGCGCGTGTCACTTTGTCGGTATTGCGCTGGATGGGGATGATCGGAATGCCCTCACGTTTCAGCTTCTGAATAAGGCCGGTGCCACTCACCTTGTCTTCGACCTTGAAGGCTCGAAGCGGCCCATGATACGTCTGTGCCAGATGCTTTTTCCAGAATGCCCGAGCCATCGTTTCCAGTTCCGGAGCCTCCCACTTGCCGCGTGCCATATCGAGCAGCACGATCTGTCCGGTTTGCGTTTGGCCCCAGCATTGGAAGACGGAATAGTCATTCTGCTCCTTTGTCTTTTGTGCGGTGTCAGCATAGATCGCCCGCCACTTGAGCGGTGGCATTGCCTCATAGAACCGCCACCACTCGTCTTTGAAAATGCCGCCGCCAAGCGGAGCTGGTCGTTGCATGTATTGGCCAGCGAAAACGTATGGGCTGGATTGCTCGAGGCGGTCGAGCATCTCGGGCGGGAATTGCTCAGGCCAGAACGATGATCCATCGGGATCACGGGCAGGGATGACGAGGCTATCCCACTTCTCACCGGAACCGCCGCCAAGCAGCCAGCCGGAAAGATCATCCTCGTGGAGCCGCTGCATGATGACGATGATCGGCGTGTCGGGCTTGTTAAGGCGTGACTGAATCGTGGTCTGATACCAGTCGATCACGTTCTGCCGCATGATGGGCGACGTTGCTTCACCGGCCTTATGCGGGTCGTCGATGATAATGGCACCGCCGAAGCCGTCTCGCATCTTGCCAGCGCCATAGCCGGTGATGGTTCCTTCTGCGCCGGTTGCGTAGACGATGCCGCCGTGTGATGTGCGGAACTCATCCTTGGCCTTGCTATCGTCTTGAAGCGACACCCACGGGAATATTGATCGATAGGTCTCGTGCTGCATCATGGCGCGGATGTCGTATGCGTTGGATGTAGCGAGGCGCTTTGAATAGCTGGCATGGATGAATTCGGCATCAGGCACGAGGCCGATGGTCCAGGCGATGAATGCCTTGACGGCAATCTCGGTCTTGCCTGATCGAGGCGGCACGTTGATGATGAGCCGCTTGATGCGGTGGGCGAAGACCTGTTCGAGGCTGCGGCAGATTTCCCGCTGATGCTCGTTCGGAAGCATCTCTTGATTGGTGCGGGCGCAGTAGATCGTGCGTGCGAACTTGTAGAGCCGTTGATGGTTCGCGGCTCGATGTTCACTCGGCGTCATCGTAAATCTTGTTGAGCGCAGCAAGCACGGCGGAGGCGACTGGTTCCGGCTTCAGTGATCCATCTTCATTCGAGATGTCCACGGTTTCGCGCCAGCGTGCGCGCGTCTTGAGCCAGAAGATCATGGCGGTTGTATCGCCAGCCTTGGCCTTGTTGAAGAGCGCACCTCCGATGGTTGCGTTGGCTTTCTCGCGGGCCTGTTTGAGTTCAGGCGTGTAATACTTGTAAAGCGTCTCTTTGTGTATGCCGAGAATATCGGCAATGGTTTCGTGCGTGGTGCCAACCGTTGCGTGAAGCGAGACAAGCTGGCGCTGCGCGTCTGTAGGTGCATGCGGCTTGCGTCCGGGCTTGGCTTTGGGTTCGTCGGTCATGCTTGTTTCTTACAAAGGGTGTTGCATCTTGCAGATTTTTGCATTATATCACACTTATAGATGGAGGACAAAAAATGGTTTTCAACGATCCGCAGCGTGACTTTTGCTTTCGCAATGCAGCATACTTTACAGCAGTGCGCGGGCTTCGTCCAACCAATAGAACGCGCGAAGAATTTAAGACCTTCGAAGAGGCTTGCGCTTATGGTCGCTCTTTCGGTGATAAGCGAACCATGATTTATGCCGTGACTAAAGAAGGGCGCGATTCTCATATCGTCAACGCTTGATTTTTCTAAGCTTCATTCCATACTCATTGGGCGTTGATGATATTTCTACATCATCACGCCTTATGAGTTTTTGCGTTTTGAATGGTCTATAATTTACTTCATGATGTATGCGGCTGAATTTTTGAACCACTTTGCAGTATTGAGGATAGACCCTAGCTAACATCTGGCTTTTAGCGAGAGTTCCAGTATCTGCATATTTTTGCCCATCTTGGACTTTGCCTTCGGCATGATAAAATTCAGCAGTGTTCCCACCCTTAATCACTTGCGTTCCAAGTTTATTTTGCAAAAACGCATTAAATTGAATTGTGCACCATCCAGCAGTCAGCATGTCGAGAGATAAGATTGTGTCTTCATTGTATCTCCCGCGCCATCTAAACGATAAATCGTTGCGGATTAGATTGCACGAATATATTCGCGTGTTCGTGATAAACGGAGGTAACTTTGAAGCTCCAAATGCAAACATGCTATAATTAGGACCTGCCATTGCTACATTTTTATAACGCAAGACAAAATCTTCCATCGCTCTCCAGAATGATGGATTTATTGTTTTAATGCGTTCATTTTTTCTCATGCGTCGAAAACTTGTAATGTTATCATCCATTACCCAATGCCATTCATGGCCATTAGCAATAGAATGATCCCAAGCAAAATTACGTGCTGGTCCCGGACCTGTGCTTTTTGATAACCCTAGATTATCACAAAGTTCGTATTTTTCTTTGTAAGTCATATCAAGCGGTAAAATTATCGCGCTTAACTTCATATCTGAAACAGCGCGTTCGTAATCTTTTACTTGATGCGGCTCTACAATTACAAAATGCTTAATACTCATTTCTGTGAGTGCTTTAGATGTTAACATATATTCATGCCGCCCTTTACTAGGTATGTAGAGCGGGAATTGAGGATATAAATCACTCTTCATCTGTATCAGCCCAGCGAACACTTTCTAAATCGCGGCGTTCTTTTTCTGGGAACCAAATGCTTTTTGTCTTCTCTGTGATGTCTTGTGCTAATAGATTTGCGAACGCATCAACATCATGCTGAGAATCAAAGTTTACAACTATTTTCCGAAAGCATGGGTCTTGCGCATCGAACTCAGGCATTCCCTTCCATTCTGCTTCGGCATTTGTTTCGCCTGTCTGCTTTTCGAGAAAGATGTTGGCCATCTCGCCAAGATCGAATCCTGTCATCGTCAGATCGAACTTTAACTCCTCGAGGTCTTTCAGTTCGACCTTGAGCATTTCAAAGTCCCATCCCGCATCGAGCGCCATGCGATTGTCAGCAATGACATAGGCGCGCTTCTGGGCCTCCGTCAGGTGCGCCGCCTCAACGCACGGCACTTCCTTCAATCCCAGCTTGTTCGCCGCCAGGACGCGCCCGTGTCCCGCCACGATGCCGTTCTTGCCGTCCGTCACCACCGGGTTGATGAACCCGAACTCCTTGATCGAGGATGCGATCTTGGTGACCTGGGCCTCGGAGTGCGTCCGGCTGTTGCGGGCGTACGGGATGAGATCGGCGGTTAGAATCAGCTTATAGGTCAGCATTGCTGTCCTTTTTATTGTCGGTTTTTGTGACTGCCTTAACGGCAAGTTCGATATATCGCGGAATCGGCTGCT